ACATGAGCAAAAGGCTTGCCGTTAACATATAAGTTAGCCTCATAACAAAACGTCTCGTGACTAGCGAACTCTGAATGGTTGATATTTTTTAATTCTATTTTCATGTTTACCTCGTTTGTTTAATTGAACGTATACATTATATATACATACTACCTACATAATGATAGGATCTCATGTTGTCAAGCACCTCGCACCTTGGACCTGTGATTACATGATTACACTATAAGGGTTTTGACTGGAAAAATAAAAAACAAAACTGAAAAAACCAAAAAAACTGTAATCATTGTAATCATTGTAGCAAAACATACCTTTGATACCTTATTTATATAGAGCCGAGTGATTACACTTTTGATTACACTTGTAGTAAATGATTACAAAAAAGTGTAATCATTAGGCCTTACGAGGCTATATGTCTCTTATTTTTAGGTAAAATTCTTTCGAAATACCCAATAAAAACGCTCTATATGGACAAATATCGCCTAAAAGTGTAATCATTTGTAATCATTTTGTAATCAGGGAGACGTGAATGCCGTCAATAAAGAAAAAAGTAGAGGAATCTTTTGATAAAACCTTAACCAGCAGGCAAATGACCTTCTCTAAATATATAGTAGATGGCCTCTACTCTAACGCAGAAGCGGCAAGGAAATCAGGATACAGTTCTAATGTTGCCAAGACTACAGCGAGTAGGCTCTTGAATGGTGTTGATTACCCTCATGTTGTTTCCTACATTTCAGAACTGAGGGAGGAGAGGGTGCGGAGGTACGGTGTTACCACTATAGGACAGCTTCAACGACTGTCTGAGCTCTCAAAGGGGGCAGAGGATAGTAATCAATTCTCAGCCGCGATTAACGCTGAGAAAATAAGATCGGCTCTCGGAGGTTTGACGATCGATCGTCGTGAGAATATCAACACTCTTGATCAGCTATCTAGAGATGACATTGTCGCTCGTTTATCTGACCTACAAAAGAAATATCCCCAAGCATTTGTGATTGATGGAAACTATAAGGACGTGACTGATAATGGCAAACGAAGCGAGGCTCTGGAGGCGGATAAAAGAAAACTTACCGAAGAAATCGTTCGCTCAAAGGATTGAGACCTCTACTGGTCTCGGAGTACCAGATGTATTTCTGCTCTTAGAGGGCAACCTTGCCACATGGATTGAACTTAAGGTTACTAAAGCTAACGCAGTACGCGTCAGTGCCTCTCAGGTGGCGTGGCACGCCTCATATTGTGCGCGTGGAGGCAAAAGTTTTTACTTGGTACAAGGTCCCTCCCCCTCCGACCTATATTTGTTTGGGGGTGATCGTGGGGCTGAACTGATGGACCAAGGACTGGTTTGCGGTGGTTCAAGGTTCGAGGATCTTGCGTCTTTGTTCAAGGCCTTGCGCCTTGCGCTTCTCTCTAAATAAAAAAAGTCTGGGCCCTGCACTCTGGTCCTTGCGCCTTGCGCGCCTTGCGCCCTCTTTAAAATAAAAAAACGCCGGAGCGACTGGTGTGAAAAAAATCCACGGCACTCCGGCGAGTTGTCCCAGGCGGATCATGACATCCGCCCAGGCGAGGCGTTTAATCCTTAGTAACTTTTCCAAAGAATTTATCTTTTGGAATGTTGACCCATCGTAAAAGTTTTTGAGTTTTTTTAGAAACGGGTTTTTTACTCTTAATAATATATCTGTCTTCGTTATAATAATAATACATTTTTAATGCTCCACTATTGCTATAGATTTTTTGCTGTTGCTAGTCAATCCGCTACAGAGTTGACACTTGACGCATTGGACGCGACGACCGGCCTCTTTACTTGCTGGACAAAGTATCTCGTTTGTAAGGTCGATATCGGCAAGCGAATCTATAACCCTAAATGTTCGCGCTCGTTTTGCCCAATGTGCTTGCGCTTGTGCTAATGTATCGGCACTTTGCATTGTGATATCTGGACGGAATCCAGATTGGTGCGAGTATGCAAGATGCGAGATGCATTCTGAAAGTAATTGATCCCATATATGAGACGGAATGGCGGCGGGATCTCCGTAAGTACCGAGTCTTACAACTCGATTTTTTCCTAGTTCAACTATAGAAGTGTGATCACTTGCCATTGGATAAACGCCACGATTAAAAGATTTATAAACAATCGTCGGACCTTGCCCCAGGTTAACGTAACACTTACGATTTTTTGCTTGCTTGCGCTCGAGGTCGCTGTTTGCTTCGCCTCTAAATTTACAGTCACCACAGATAGAAAAGTCTTGTCCAGACTTGCTCGCGTCAAGTGGTGAAATATCCGAACGAATAATATAAGTTTGTAAAACTTTTCCCGTCTTTGTGTTTCGGTCGCTATAGGTCGCAATCGCAACGATTGGAAGCCCGTCAATTTGTGACGGGCCTTGATAGATTATTCCAGATCTTAATTGTTTAGTCATGATTTACCTCGTTTTGTTTAATTAATGTGTGTCTATCATACATGTTTAACGCATACATGCAAGCGGTTAGTTAACTTAATTTTTACCAGGCTTGCGCGCTTCTAGATTTAAAATCCAGGATTTAGGTGAGTTTGCTCGATATCTCTTCAACTCTTTTACCGCCCATTTTGACGGCTCTGTCTTTCTACTTTCTTCCACTTGCACTTGCGCGCTTCGAAGCTCTTCAATTACTGGTAGTGGCAGCGCGTCTACTTCCTCTAATGTAAACCCAAAAGCTTGTGCAATCTCATGATCCAGGTGGTAATTTAATTCGGCTATTGTATCGAAGTCCATTGTATTCCTTTCTTGCGCCTTGCGCCTCTCTCTATTTTTTTAAAAGATCTTTCCCAGGTGTGGGTTAGTAGGTGGTTATGTAACCACCTACTCCTATTCCAAATGCAATATACATTACAGTTATGACTATGATGAACAGCAGAGCCGCCCCTATGAGATCTCTAATCATGATCCATACCTTTTCTTATATTCAAGCACACATTCAGCGGCCATTAGGTTTATGAGTTTATTCTTTTTACCTCTTAAAAAATAAAGTAGTTCTAATTGATCTTTATTTTGCGACCTAGATGCTGAATGCTCTAGGCTATCAATTAAGAAGTTTAAATCAGCTACCGATAGCTTAAGCTCAGCTATCGGTTCATCTCTATCTTTAATCATGATTTTTTCTCCAGTCCTTTTGGTAACGACCATCCGCCAATTGAATACGCGTCAAAATCTTTACCGTAATATGTGAATGGATCCACCGTAAATCGGCCTGTTTCATCTAGCGTGGGGTCTGTAATTAAGACCCCATTAACTAGAAAACCTTGGGAGGGTGTACCTGGAATGTGTGTGTTACAGGTATCCCTTTCTTTTTTATCTTTAAGCATATCCTATCTCCATACCTTGCATTGTGTAATAATTATTGCATCGTTTAGAGACCCAAGCTTTTACTTCCGATAACCTATCAGTCCACAAGTAAGGCTCGTCAAACTCACTAGTATCAGGCATACCGTTGTAATGATCCCAATTATAAACCTGATATCTCTCTACACGTTCGCAACCTCTATCTTCATAGCCCAACCTCTCACTGTGCTTCCTCTCATCAATCCATATAATCCAACCATTATACTGATAGCTTGGAAGCTCGTCATTCTGATAGCTTGTGCAAAGCCATTCGGTAGGGAGTTTTAAATCAGCATGGACGTGTCTATGCCTAGATGTATCTCCGTTAATTATTTGTTCTTTAAATGTCGTCATGATTAGTACCTCTCTGTTAGAAGCTGAATAGCTTCGTGATAGGGTGGCAAGAGCCACCCTACTTCGAAACTATCCTTTCATATAATATGAACCTGTAGGTATCATCACTTCACGAATACCATGTGCTTTCTGATACTCAATAGAAGGACATGTTTGTTGGGTTCTTGATTGAGTGTGTTGAGCTACAATCTCTTTAGAGTGTAGCTTTCTAAAGTTAGCTAGATTACTTACATAACCTTTACTCTTATGTTGACCAATAACATTATCGGCTAGATTCTTTTTAATTAACGCTGTTTTAAAAGAGCTTAAACTCTTAATGATTTCAGCTATAACTTCAATCTGTTCAACAGCATTTAGAGCGTGATACTCTGGTGAGCTGATTACATCATGGTAAGTTTTAATAGGATCTAACATTTTATATTCCTTTCTGGTTTAATTAAAATAATAAGCTAAGCTTATATATAATATATAGGTGTTATATATATAAAGTACAAGTGCCTAACGTAAATAAATATCTGGCCTTGTCTCTTGGCCTTGTCTCTTGGCCTAGCCGTTAGGGGTTACTGATCCAAGCCGCGACCGACATTGCCCCAACACCTTGACCCCATCCCCCCTATATAAAGTACCTATCTTCTACATTTTTGTCTTGTAATCAA